CTTTGTGGTCTCAACTCGGTGACAACGAAGTAAAAAAATTGAAAAATGTTAGACGAGTTTTGGGTAAAAGAAGCTATTGTGGCAGAAAATGCAAAAAAAAGAATTGCGTCTCTACAGACAGTGATCACTTGAGCCCAAGGAATATTGAATATTCTTGGGGCCGAAGCCCGGTTTAAAAATTTTAAATATTTAATTGCTGAATGCGAGACCGCCCATTCCAGTTTGGATGCGCAGGATGTTGTAGTTCACTGCGAACATCTTCTGGAGGGGGGTGGTGTAAGAAGACTTTAGGTTCACTGCGACCTGAGCGTTGTCGATACGAGAGAAATTGCAGGTGCCAGTTGGCTGGTGCTCCTCTGGCTGGAGAGCGAACGAGTAGTTGTAGATACCTGGGTAAGGGGTTCCGGAGTGGTAGACCAGTGGGCTGTACACGTTAAAATACTTTCCGACCTGCTCCTTGAAGCGATCTTGGCCGTTGAGAATGACCTTGAAGTTCTGCAGGGGGCCAACCTCATAGGCAAGGGCACCCGTAGCAGCTAGGGCGACGTTGGTTCCCTCCTCGGTCCAATACGTGTTGCCGAGAGCAAGGTTAGAAAACATGCCGGTGGTTGCGGTAACGTTGATGTTAGAGCTGAACAGGCGAGGGACGCCTGTCTCGTGGGCCATAAGGCCAACTCCGTATGCAGGGTTAAGACCGCATGTCACGTTCACGTTCTGGCAAGACGTTGAAAAGTTCCACATGCTGTTGTTTGCAGATGAGGCAGTGTTGGAATAGCACCAGATCAGCTCCTTCACTGGGTGGTTGAAAGAGAGACGGATGGTGGAAGATGCAGCTGAAATTGCATCTCCGCCTGTGTGCTGGACCTGCTCAATCAGGTACTCGTGGCCCTTCTGTGCGAACCGGCGGCGCTCCTCGGTGTCGAGGTACACGTAGTTTGCCCAGACCTCAAGAGCGTTCGATCCGAAATAAGAAGAATAGTAAGACGTTAGGTCGAAATCTAGACGAACCTCGTGGTACTGGAGTGCAATCAGTGGGAGGTAAAGGCCTGGGTTGCGGTTGAAGAAAAAGAGAAGTGGAAGGTAGACATATGTCTTGTTGGTGGATGCATCAAAGTTGTTAGTCTGTGCGCAAGAGGCAAGTTTGCCGTATGAAATCTTGTCGGACTCTGCCAGGAAAACCTCTGCATAAAGACGGAACCAAGTCTGGTAGTGCTTGTCGATGCGCTGACCGCCGATTGTCAGTTCGACGTCGGCAATGGCACGCTCGGCAATCCAGCAAGTGTCTGGCTTATCGTTGTTGGTAGAATACTGGGCAAAACCGGAACCCGATGGTAGAAGTGCAAGGTACATGTTACCGACAAGGTCTCCGTTTCGTGCAATAGTGACAGACACGCGGCCTCCATTCGTTGGGGTGCCGTTGACGGTCTGCTGAATGTTTTCCATAGCAAAGTTGGTGTGACGCTTGTAAACCGCCTGGAAAAAAGTCACTTTTGGCTGACCGGTAAGATAAACGTCCTGAGCGCCATAGGCTACGAGTTGCATAAGACCACCACCCATTTTGTACTATTAGCAGAGAAAATTAATTTGAAAATGCAACGCCTCCGACGCCGGATTGAATTCTGAGAATGTTGTAATTTACTGCGAAAATGTCCTGATTGAGGTTAGAGGGCATTCCAGTCTTGAGATACACAGCTGCCTGAGCTATGTCAATTCGTGAAAAATTGCACGTTCCACTCGGCTGGAGTTCCTCTGGTTTTATAGCAAATGAATATACGTATATACCAGGATAAGGGCTTCCACTGTGATATTTTGACGGTTGATAAATGTTAAAGTATTTACCCGGCTGGGGGACGAACCTGTCTGTCCCGTTTAACATAATTTTAAACTGGTGAAGGGGTCCGACTTCGTACCCGTACGAAATATTGGACACTCCATAATAAGGCAGTCCTGCTTCGGTCCAGTACACGTTACCTGTTAGAACGTTAGATTGAACGCTTATAGTGCTGCCTGTAGACACGCTACTCGATGCGTTCACGAAAAGTGGACCAGAGGTTGACGTGAGAGCGGGAGGGACGAAAATTACAGGGGAACCGACCTGACTCGAACTGAACATTGACCCGGCCTGACACATTTTGTTCGTGTCTATAGTTACGTTTACGTTCGAAGTAGAACTCGAAAAGTTCCACATAGAATTAGGATTTGACATGTAATTAGGATTCTTGTAGCACCATATAAGTTCCTTTACGGGATGATTGAACTGGAGTCGAATAATTGAAGAAGCGTTTTCGTTCGACACACCTACAGGGTCTGGTGCAACGTACTGAACTTGCTCAATCAGGTATTCGTGAGAAAGTTTTGAAAAGTTTTCACGTTCTTGCTTGTCCAGGTAAATGTAGTTTGCCCATACTTCAATTTGATTAGAAGAAAAATAATTTGAATATATAGATGAAAATTGAAAATCTATCCTGACTTCATGATACTGAAGAGCTATTATGGGAAGGAATAGACCTGGATGCTTGTTGAAAAAGAACATGAGCGGGAGGTAAACCTTTCCGAGTGACGTATTCGTCTGTGAATTGTTGACTATGGGCAGGGACGTAAGTTTTCCGTAGTTGTACTTCATAGATTCATCCAGAAATACCTCGGAGTACAATCTAAACCACGTCCTGTAGTGTTTGTCGATAAGTTGTCCCCCTATGTAAAGGCTGACCGACTCAAATGCACGCTCGGCTACCCAGCACATGTCAGCCACACTGTTTGTAGATGTCAACTGAGACGCTGAAGACGTGCTAGGAGTCATTGCGACGAACATGTCGCCTACCAAATCTCCAGACCGAGACACGACGACAGATTGAAGCCCCCCGTTCCCCCCTGCTCCTGACACATTCTGCTGTACGAGTTCCATCGCAAAGTTTGTGTGTCGGCGATAAGCAGATTGGAAAAAAGTCACTTTTGGCTGACCGGTAAGATAAACGTCCTGAGCGCCATAGGCTACGAGTTGCATAAGACCACCGCCGGGCATTTAGTATACCATGCGAAAATAGTTACGCGCAAAAATTTCAGTCTTAAAATATAGACTAGTATAAATGTCCAGACGTAACCCAGTACACGAAGATGAGGAAGAAATGGAGTTCGATGAGGAGGGGGAATTCCCCGATGTATTCGAAGCTCTAGGAAGTTTTCTAGCCACAGACGAGGGAGACACGATTGCAACTGCTCTAGTTTCTGTCAAAGATGCAACCGAGCGTATTGCGGGTAGTCTAGAGCTTCAGAATAAAATTCTTGTTAAAATTTTAACAGCAATTTCTAAGCCAGTGCCTGTCAAGGAAGTAGAGGAAGTGGCTTAAAAGGTACAGACTATAAAATATCATGGAGATTCACATGATGAAGAAAGATATTACACCAGAACACATTGAGGCAATTCGAAATATTAAGCAGGCGAATGACATAAGCACGTGGTCTGAGGAAGAATTCGAAAATTATATTTCAAAGAAAGAAAAGGAGGCTTATCTGAACGTACGCGGAAACCCACTCGCTGCCGCACAGGCATGGGTTCACGTTCTTTTTTGCAAGACGCAGGAAAGAGACGACGAAAAGTTTCCTATAAATTACGAAGAGCGCAAGATTCGCGATAACAAGGATCTCTACATAAATGCATGTAGGACAATGTTAGCCCGAATTGAGTACATGGGAATTTCAAAAAAGCCGAGCACGGATATAAACGGAGACGAGTTTACACTTGAATTCCGAGTTCGCCGTCTCATAACAGACAGAAAAGAGATGTTTGATCAGTTTAAATTGTGGGAAAGACGGATTGAAAGAATCAACAATCCGACCCACCATATAGACGAAAAAGATGTACCCCTGAAGGATGATGACTCTACGAGTTCGTACCAAAAACTTCTTCTGTACCTACTTTCAAAAGCGTACGACGAAGGGTACAGGCGATACAAAGGACAGTGCTGTGTCCAGATCCGAAATACTCGAGCGTGGAGACCTGTAAAAGAGATTAAAAAGTTTATTTATGACACTACACAGAAGGAGGATGAACCTGAGAGGTGGAAACAGCTCACGAGCAGGGGCAATCTTGTTGCGGACCTCGAGAGACATCTTTCGAATTGTCAGGATTTTCAGTTTCAAGAAATTGTAAAAGATAGACACGTGTGGTCCTTCGCAAACGGGCTTTTGGCCGGAAAGGATTGGGATCCTAGTACAGATCAATATAGAATCAAGTTTTACCCTTACAAATCCAAGGAATTTCACGAACTTGATCCGACCGTGGTGAGTTGCAAGTACTTTGACCTTCCGTTCGACCCCTACGAAGAAAAGGATGACTGGTACGACATTCCTACGCCGAATATGCAGCTCGTCTTGGACTACCAGAGGTTTGAAGAGTCTGTGTGCAGATGGATTTACGTTTTCATAGGACGTCTTTGTTTCGATGTGAACGAACTTGACGGGTGGCAGATTATCCCATTCCTGAAAGGGATTGCACAGTCCGGGAAGTCGACCCTCATCACAAAGGTCTGTCGCAAGTTTTACGAATGCGAGGACGTCGCGACCCTCTCGAACAATATCGAAAGAAAATTCGGTCTCCAGAGCATTTACAAGGGGTTTGTGTTTATAAGCCCAGAGGTTAAGGGTGACCTCGCGCTCGAACAGGCTGAGTTCCAGTCGCTCGTGTCAGGCGAGGACGTGTCTATTGCCCGAAAGAATGAAACGGCCGTGAGCTTGCAGTGGAAAACTCCGGGGATTTTGGGCGGAAACGAGGTT